GCGGTTTAGTTTCACCACGAAACGAATCGCGCAGCCATGACTAAGGCTGGAAAGGCTCAAAAAGGGCGTCTAAAGGTCATTACAGACACGAATCGGGAAGCATCGGGATTCTTTCCACCTGTGGGCTCAATTATCGGCTCTACGCTGCCGAGAATTGCATCAAAGCCTTCAAATTTGCCGTCTAAGGGTCAAGAAATGATTGATTTTGCCAACAGCATTGGCATGAAGCTGATGCCATGGCAAGAATGGCTTGCAATTGAGAGCCATCGCGTCAAGCCCGATGGTCGTTGGTTAAATTCTCAGGTTTGTGTCGTGGTTGCGCGCCAATCGGGAAAGACAACCTTTCAGATCATGCGGGCTTTGACGGGTTTGTTTTTGTGGAATGAGCCGCTGCAAATTGGCACAGCTCATCGCTTGACGACATCGCTTGAAACTTTCAGGCACATGGTTTCGATTATCGAATCAAATGCTGTCTTGCGATCTCAGGTTAAGCGGATCAGGTGGGCTCACGGATCGGAAGAAATCGAGCTACTCAATGGCAATCGCTATATGGTCAAGGCAGGCGGAGCGGCTGCTCGCGGTATTTCAAGACCTGAAACGATTTTCCTTGATGAGCTTCGAGAGATGAAAGACCTTGATTCGTTTGCCAGCTTGCGATATACCGCGATGGCGTCAAAAAATCCGATGGTCATTGCCCTGTCAAATGCGGGAGATCAACATTCGGTTGTTTTGAATCAATTGCGCGAACGCGGTTTGGCAGCTGCCGCGGGTGCGACCGACGAAATTGGGTATTTCGAATGGTCAGCTGCAACCGATGACATTCAAGATGTCGAAAATTGGAAAGCTGCAAACCCTGCACTTGGCTACACAATCCACGAAGACAACATCAGAGCTGTGCTCAATGATCCGCCTGATGTCGTGCGCACGGAAGTGCTTTGCCGATGGGTTGCAACAATTTCAAGCGCAATTCCTCAAGATGCTTGGAACGATTGTGGCGAAGACGATTTGCAGCTTGATCCGCTTGCACCGACTTGGCTTGGTTTGGATTTCTCGCCCGATCGTAGATCAGCCGCATTGGTTGCAGCCCAAAAAATGACCGAGGATCGCTTTCAAGTCAGGCTTTTGCATACTTGGACAAATCCTGTCGCCCTAGACGATAGAGCTGTCGCAAATGATGTGGCGACTTATGCCCGAAAGTATGCAACCGAAACCGTGGCGTTTAGTCGTCGCACAGCTGCCGCGTCAGCAATGAGATTGCAGCCCGCTGGCATTGGGATCACCGACATTGATGGCGCAATTTATGCGCAAGCGTGCGATGAGCTTCTCGGCGCGATTACTTCACGCAGACTTCGCCACGGCAATCAACCTGAATTGACATCGCAAGTTTTATCAGCTGCACGACTAAGAATGGGCGACACGGGTTGGGTCATCGGTCGCAGAGCTTCTCAATCCACCGTCACAGCTTGCGTGGCAATTGCGTTGGTCAGCCATTTTGCGACACGCCCATCAACAGAGATTGACATTTTGGTTGGATAGTGCTCAAACGCGCGGGAGAATCCGCGCATGGCAATTCGTGATTGGTTTATCACCGCGCCTCAACAGGCTGCCCAAAAAAGTGAGGATCACTTAGACATCGCGGCAAGTCTTGCACCGCTTAACACAATCAACAGCCTTTCAGGATTCTTGCTGACGCCCATCACCGCCACACGCGATGAGGCAATGGCTGTGCCGACAATAGCTAGGGCAAGGAACATCATTGCCGCTTCAATCGCATCAATTCCGCTTCACATCATCGATGAATCAACAGGTCAAGAAATTTATCCGCCACGGATTATCAATCAACCTGACAAACGCGTCACAGGTTATTCAGCTTATTCTTTCATTGTCGAGGATTTGCTTTTTTACGGCGTCGCATATCTTCAAATTATGGAGCTTTATGCTGACACAGGTCGCATTCGTGACACACAAAGAATCGCACCTGATCGCGTGCAAATCATCACAAACGCAATGAGCACAGAAATCACAGGGTATCGCGTCGATGGAATGGTTGTGCCAAATCAAGGCGTCGGATCACTTGCTGTGTTTAATGGAATTGATGAGGGTTTGTTAAATCGTGCTGGAAGAACAATCAAAGCCGCATTCGCACTTGAAAAGGCTGCCACAATATATGCGCAAGAGCCTTATCCAACGATGGTTTTGAAATCTTCTGGCACAGCCCTTCCCGCGGATCGCATTCGCGCGCTTTTGGATAGTTGGAAAGTTTCACGCGCGCAACGCAGCACAGCATTCTTAAATGCTGACATTGAATTGCAATCGGTTGGCTACGATCCCAAATCGTTGCAGCTAAATGAAGCCCGCGAACAAGTTTCGACCGAGCTCTGTCGCGCGATTGGTTTGCCTGCATATTATGCCGATGCAAATACCGGAAGCTCAATGACTTATTCAAATGCAACACTTGCGCGTCAATCACTTTTTGATTTTTCACTTAGAAATTTTGCGCGTGCCATTGAAACACGATTGTCAATGCCTGATTACACGCCCGCTGGACAGACCGTGCGCTACGACTTAGACGACTACTTGCGCGGATCGGCAAAAGAGCGCGCCGAAGTTTATGAAATACTCAATCGCATTGGAGCAATGTCAATCGAAGAAATCCGAGAGGAAGAAGACCTAATCCGATGAAACTATCAATTCCGATTCAATTAACCGCGGCAGATTCAGAGCGTCGTTTGATTTCAGGTCGCATCGTCACTTGGAATGAAGAAGGCAACACCAGCGCGGGTCGCACAATGTTTCAAGCTGGATCAATTGCGCCACGCAATGTCAAATTGCTTTTGGAGCACGATCGCACACGCCCAATCGGTCGCGTCGTTGAAATGACGGAAACACCACAGGGAATCGATGCGACTTTCAAGATTGCAAACACCACAGCGGGAAGCGATGCGCTGGAAGAAGCGCAAACACAATTGCGCGACGGATTTTCTGTTGGAATTTCTGTCGATGCGTGGGATAGCAAAAACGGTGTCTTGGTTGTATCAGCTGGCAAGCTCGATGAAGTCAGTTTGGTCGCCGAGCCCGCCATCGACAGCGCAAGGGTTTCAGATGTCGCCGCGTCATATGAAGACGATGAAGAAAAAGAAAAATCAGAGAATTCCGAATCAATCGATTCTGGAACAACCGAAGAACAAGGAGAAGACGAAGTGGAAAACACCGTCACAGAGCAGGCAGCACCCGCCGAAACGGTGGAAGCTGCTTTGACTTCAAATTCGGCTGCAAGTCAGCCGAAGTTTTACACCGCGCCACGAATTGAATTGACTAAGGTCAAGTATCTTGAAAACACAATTCGCGCGGCACTTGGCAACGAAGAAGCCCGAATTTATGTGAAGGCAGCTGACGACGCCACAAACAATCCAGCAATGTTCCCAACCCGTCAATTGACAGAGGTTTGGAATCCGCTTGGAACAAATGTCAGAGGTTGCGTTGATGCGCTATCAAAGGGCACATTGCCTGACGCAGGGCTCACATTCGAAATTCCTAAGATCACACAGCTTCCATCTGTGACCGAAGAAGCCGAAGGCGGCGCGGTTGCTGATGTCAATGTCAATAGCGAGTTCATCTCGGTGAGTGTCAAAAAATTCTCAGGCAGTCAGGTATTTTCTGTGGAGCTCCTCGACAGAAGTAGTCCCGTCTTCCTCAATGAATTGCTTTTAACTATGGAGCAGGCATACTCAAAGGCGACGACCGAATATGCAAACGATCAGCTTGTTGCTGGTGGAGCACTTAACGCAACAGCTCGCGCAAATGACAAGGAAGCGTTGCTTGCATATATTGCAAGCGGAAGCGCGGCTGTTTATGCAGCAACAAAAGGTTTTGCAAGAAATCTAGTTGTTGCACCTGATCAATGGGCAAATATTATGGGCTATAACGATTCAGGTCGCCCAATCTACAACGCAGCCGCGCCACAAAACGCGGGTGGAAATGTCACACCAACATCATTGGTCGGCAATGTTGCAGGTCTAAATCTTTATGTCGATGCCTATAAGACAGGATCAGGCGACAACTCAATGTTCGTCATCAATCCTGATGCTTATACTTGGTATGAATCACCACGCGCAAACCTTCGCGCAAATGTCATCGCCACAGGTCAAGTTTCTGTCCTTTATTACGGATTCGCCGCTCTTGCCACCAAAACAGGCGCGGGCTGCAACCGTTTCAACTTCACATAAGCCGACTAACTAATCATCGATCAGCTGCGCTCCCGTAGCTGATCGAGCAGAATCGAAAGGAACGCTCATGCCAAACATTGTCAGCGCGCAAGACTTGCGCACCGTGCTTGGCGTGAGCGTTTCGCTTTATCCTGACAGCTACCTTGACGACATCATCAATTCGGCTGAAGCTGTTGTTTTGCCGATGTTGGTTGCCAATTCTTCAGCTGTTGCAATGTATGAAATTGAAAATAATATTCTTTACATCTACACCGTTAGAGCTCACAAATTCGTCACAGGTCAGAGCGTGCAGCTAAACAATTGCGACGCTTCCATTGACAGCACTTACACCGTGACCGCGGATTACACTCATTCGCCCTATGTCTTCACAGCTGCAAAAGTCACAGCAAATGTGACGCTTCGCGCCGTCATTCCAAACGGATCGGCGACATTGGTTGGCAAATCTGCCGCCGATATTTATGCAAACAACGACGCTGTTGAGAATGCTGTGATTATGACCAGCTCTGAAATTTTCCAAGCCAAAACCGCCGCTGGCAATTCCATCGATGGCGTTGATTTTCAAGTTTCACCGTGGCGCATGAGCCGTCAGCTATTGACACGCGTTTCAGCCTTGCTCGCGCCATTTTATGAAGTCGAATCGATGTGTCAGTAATGCCATCATCAATTCAAACAAGTGTCAGAGATACGCTTCAAAGCGCGCTGTCAAGCGTTTCGGCAAATGTTTATGATTCTGTGCCTGAAGCTGTGATCCCGCCGTTTTGCGCGCTAGTTCCGAGCGATCCTTATCTTCAGCCGAATCTCATTGGCAAATCGACAATCAAGGTGCAAATCAATCTGAGAATCACGGCAGCTGTTGCCTATATGTCAAACAGCGCATCGCTGGACAACTTGGAGAAGCTACTCATGAGCATTCTGGCGGTTATACCGTCAGGCTACATCGTCGGAGATATAACCGTGCCGTCGATTGTTTCGGTCGGATCGTCAAACCTGCTATCGGCAGACATACCCGTTTCCACCTACTACACACAAACAAACTAGGAGCAGACATGCCAACAAATATCATCACGGGGCGCGATGTGTCTTTCACGATTGGTGGAAACAATTTCGACGCCCAAACAACATCGGCAATCCTGTCAAATGAGCACATCATCGAAACTTATCAAACGCTCGATGGTCGCGCATATAAGGCAATTGACGATCAATGGACATTCGATGTCGAAATGCTTGCAGATTGGGGCGCGGCAGGATCACTCTGTGAAATTCTGTGGGGCGTTTGCGAATCTGCACCAAACACAGGCATTTCAACCGTCTTGACGGCGGCTTCAGGTGCTACATTCACATTTCAGGTTTTGCCCGTCTTCCCATCGGTAGGCGGCACAGCACCTGACGCACAAACTGTGACGATGAGTTTCACCGTCATTGGAACACCAGCTGAATCGTTCAGCTAGGAATTAGAGAAACGGGAGCGAAATGAAACTAGCAATTCAAATTGAATATCAATCAGGCGATGTGGCGACTTATGTCGCTGCACCGCCTGAATGGGCAAAGTGGGAGCAAAAGACAGGCTTTCGCATTGGTCAAGCGCAAGAGAAAATTGGCGTTTCAGATTTGATGTTTTTGGCATATCACGCGATGAAGCGTGAAGCCGCGGGCAAACCTGTAAAGCCTTATGAAACTTGGTGCGAAACGATTGCAGAGATTGTCGTAGGTGACAACAGCCCAAAAGTCACGGAAGCGGAAGCGTCAGCCGACTAATCGTTGAGCTCGCAATCGCCACAGGCATTCCGATGTCTGAATGGCAATCCGCTGAAGACATTTTGACAGCGATTGAGATTTTGGAGAAAAATGGCGAGCACAAAAAGTCAAGGTAAAATCAGCATCGATGTTGATCCTGTCGCTCTAAAAGACTTGCGCGCCACATTGAGGCTGCTAGACAAGGAAACATCGTCAGAATTACGCGACAAAGCTCAACCGCTTTCCAAAAGCCTTGCCCGTGAATTGACCGTTGCAGCTGCATTCTCGGCAGCTCCACCACAAGCGATTTTAGTTGCGCGGTCAATTAGCACACCAAGAGATCGCATGATCCGCGTTGATGTCGGCGGATCAAAGCGTGTTGGCAGACCTTACGGCGGCGAAAGACCTGACACCAAAAGACAATCGGCGCAAGCGGGTCAGCTTTTGTGGGGCAGCGAATATGGAAGCGGCGGTCAGCCTTATGATCGTGCAGGTCGTCGAATGGGCAGATCACGATTTGTCAAGGGCAGAAATAAACGCGGTTATTGGATCAACCCGACCGTTGATGCAAACATCAAGCCCATTGCTGACGAATATGTTGAGATCGTCAAGGATATAGTTAAGCGATTGAAACTTGAAGGGCGGGGCTAATGGCTGGAATTCCAAAAGTCAAGATTCAATTTGACGCCGATCTCGATGGTCTGAAAAAAGGCACGGCAAGTGCCGACAAAGAGGTTGGCGGGTTTGCAGATCGCGTCGGTGAATTTGGAAAGAAAGCCGCTGCCGCTTTTGCTGTTGCTGCCGCCGCGGCTGCCGCTTATGCCGTCAAACTTGCTGTTGATGGCGTCAAAGCTGCCATTGAAGATGAGCAAGCTCAAATCAAATTGGCGAGCGCGTTAGAAAAAGCAACAGGCGCAACAAATGCACAAATCAAAGCGGTCGAAGATCAGATTTTGAAAACATCGTTGGCGACGGGTGTTGCCGATGATAAATTGCGACCAGCTTTGCAGCGTCTAGCTGTTGCAACAGGCGACACGGAAGAAGCTCAAAAACTTCTCAATCTTGCTTTAGACATAAGTGCAGCAACAGGCAAACCGCTTGAAACTGTCAGCAATGCGCTTGGCAAGGCATATGAAGGCAACACAACAGCCCTAGTCAAATTAAACGCGGGAATTTCCACAGCCGAGGCAAAAACCTTAGGCTATACGGGAGCGGTTGAACAGCTCACGGATTTATATGGCGGTGCAGCTGCAAAAAATGCTGACACATTCCAAGGGCGCATTGATCGCGTCAAAGTTGCTTTTGATGAAACAAAAGAATCAATCGGTCAGGCTCTCTTGCCTATTGTTGAAAAATTGCTTGGTTTTATCACAGGCACGGTCTTGCCTGTCTTTCAAAAGTTTTCCGATGCTTTAAGTGGATCAGGCGAAGGAATTTTGGGTCGTTTTGAAGCGATTGTCAATTATATTCGTGACTTTGTTGAGCCAATTTTTAACGCGGTGCGCAATGCTTTCGTCAAAGTGTCTGACGCATTCAAAGACCAAAAGCCACGATTTGATGACATTTTGACAATTTTCAAAGAAATTTGGCAATTTGTAGATCAATACCTTGTTCCAATTTTTAAGACGGTTTTAGTCAAACAAATCGAAACTTTTGCAAATCAAGCGTCAATCGCCATCAAAGTTGTTGTTCCCGTTATTGAAACCGTTTTGAATACAATCAAAACCGTCATCAATGGCGTTATTGATGTTATCAATGCGGCAATAAGTGTCTATAACAAAGCCAACAACATTTTTGGCGGCAAAGACCTTAGCAAGATTTCAAAAATAGGTGCAGGCGGAACTTCGGGATCAAATGTTGTCGGTGCAGCAAGTTTGCCATCGGGTGTGGTCATTGGTGGTGGTGTCACGGGTGGTGGTGTCACGGGTGGTGGCGTGACAGGCGGTGGCGTGACGGGTGGCGGCATTACAGGCGGCGGCGTCACAGCTGGCGGAAAAGTTATTGGCACAAATTCAACACCTGCAAAAGTGGAGCTCACAGAAAAAAACACAAAAGAAATCGGCGACGCTTGGGCGAATAGTTTTCTTGGTCAAATTGGCGGCATTGGCGATGTTGGCGGTGTTCGATTCTTTGAAGAAACAGGCGGTCAGATTCGAATGCCTGTCGCTCCATCTTTTGATCCTGCCCGTTTCAGAGCTGGAGAAGAAGGCAATCGAAGTGTCATAAATTTGACCGTCAATGGCGCATTGGATTCTGAAAGCACCGCGCGTCAAATTGTGACGCTTTTGAATGATTCACAGGCTCGCGGCACACTTGGCGCAAGTGGATTTGCAGGGCTGATCGCAGAATGAGCGTTTGGACACCTGATTGGCGCATCAAGATTCAGGGCGTTGAATACACAAATTTGACGCTTTCAAATCTCACAATTTCATCAGGTCGAACAAATATCTATCAGCAACCCGTCGCAGGATATTGCCGAATCCAAGTCATCAACACAAATGTCAGCCCAATCACTTTTGACATCAATGATGGCGTCACAATCGAAGTCAAAAACGATGCTGGCACTTATGTGGTTTTATTCGGTGGCAACATCACCGACATGAATGTCAATGTGTCATCGGCAGGCGGGATCGGAATCAGCCAAACAATCAGCATCACAGCTCTTGGCGCATTGGCAAGATTGCCAAAGTCGGTTTTCATTGGAAACATTCAGCAAGCAACCGACGGCGAACAGATCGCAGCGGTGCTCGAAAATGTGCTTTTTGCCAATTGGAACACCGTGCCTGCCGCCGAAACTTGGTCAGCCTATGACGCGACAACGCAATGGCAAGACGCCGAGAACAACGGTTATGGCGAGATTGATGTGGGCGATTACACGCTTGACGGTCAAAATGCCGTTGATGCCGATGTTTATTCAATTGTGGCAGCTCTTGCGAATTCAGGTCTTGGCTACCTATACGAAAGCCCAAACGGCTTAATCAATTATGCTGACAGCACTCATCGCGGTCAGTATTTTGCCGTCAATGGATATGTTGATCTCGACGCTAAACACGCGCTTGCTGGCAATATCACGACCAAAAAGCGATCAGGCGATGTTCGCAACAGCATCACGCTGCAATATACGGCAAGCGGCAATTCGGAAGTCACCGACAGCGATCTGGATTCAATTGCAATCTATGGAGAGCTCGCACAAACAATCCGAACGACTTTGAAGAATCAGGCTGACGCGACAAGCCAAGCGGCGTTTTATTTGACGCTCCGAGCCTATCCTCAGGCTGTATTCGATAGCGTGACTTTTGCGCTTGGCAACCCTGAAATTGACGAAATTGACCGAACATCGCTTTTGGGCATATTTATGGGAATGCCAATCAACCTGCAAAACCTGCCCGCCAATATGAGCAATGGGGAATTTCAAGGCTTTGTCGAAGGCTGGACATTCCAAGCCACCGTCAGCGACATAAAATTGACAATGACCGTTTCGCCGCTGGCATTCAGCTTGCAGGCATTTCGTTGGAATTCTGTGCCTGTCACAGAGCTTTGGAACACTTTATCGAATACACTTATTTGGGAACAGGCGACGATCGTCGCGTAAGGAGAACACATGCCGAGCACAACAAACTTCGGTTGGACAACACCTGCCGACACGGATTTGGTCAAAGATGGTGCAGCTGCCATTCGCACTTTAGGCAATGGCGTTGATTCATCTTTTGTCGATCTCAAAGGCGGAACATCAGGTCAGATACTTGCAAAAAATTCAAACACCGATCTTGATTTTGTTTGGGTTGCAAATGATCAAGGCGACATCACAGCTGTCACAGCTGGAACAGGAATCAGCGGCGGTGGCACATCAGGCGCGGTCACAATCACAAATTCAATGGCAACCGAAATTGATGCAAAAGGTGATTTGATTGTTGGAACGGGTGCAGATACTTTTGCGCGCCTACCTGTCGGCACAAACGGTCACACACTTGTAGCGGATAGTTCAACCGCGACAGGGTTGGCTTACGCTGCGCCTGCTGCTGCTGGTAGTATGACTTTGCTAAGCACCACAAGTTTGACAGGTGCGGCAACAATAACAATTTCTAGCATTTCACAAAGTTATACAAATCTTTATATTTTAATTACGGGCTTAAATGTGACTACGGGAACTTACACATTAAAACTAAGACCAGACAGTTCAGATGCCAATAATTATTCTAACTTGAGAGGTGCAACTGTCGCAACATCTGGGCCTGATTATATTAGCCCGGGAAATGCTGGACACTCAGCGAGCAGCGCAGTAAATGATTATGCTTTGATGATTTTTAATTACACAGATACAGTAAATACCAAACCATTTTTTATGGTTGGCATTGCTAAAATGGCTTCACAGGTTGAACCTTTTGGCGTATCTGCTTTAGGTGCGACCAATATCGCATCGGCAATAGATAGTTTTCAGTTAAGTAATGATTCTGGTGGAAACTTTGCTGCTGGAACAGTTAAGATTTATGGAGTAAATTAAAATGACAACACCACAAATTAAAATTGTTGATGCCCAAACGGGCGAAGAAACTTTGCGCGATATGAATGCAGCAGAGTTAGCGCAACTTG